GCAACACTGTTTTGGCTTTTTCGATTTTTGGACATTTATTTTGTCCATTTTAAATTTCTGAAAAAACTTTCCCAGGGAAAAAACATGTTTTTATCTACAGCTGTAGGGGAGTTTTTCACCCTAAATTTCAACGATCCCTTACATTATGTAGGAAATGTCCCACTTGACCCACAATATTTATGTAGCATACAATAAACCCGCATTACCACCAACAAATATTACCATATTTACACGCTCCTCAATTAAATACATGTTGAAATTGTAATCATAAATGCGCCATGTTGGTTTGTTGATACCCACAATATCTCCTGTGGTTGGGTCGCAAATAGTTAGCACCTGCGCATATGGATCCACTGGAGGCGATATGGTTGTAAATTCAAACTGAACATTTGTAAATCTACTCATATTCATCGCGCCGGACGGTTGTATTACTCGTGGATTTGTGTCTAGGCAAAAATTGTAACAATACAAGCCCTGAGGCGCATTTCCAGCAGTTCTAACATACTTTTCAACAAAATTATATACCCCCGCAGGTAACATGTTCTCCCTATATTGCCCATCCAATAGGATTCCAAGTGCTACCAAAATATACTGAATATTCTGCGGATTGTATTGCCCGGTTATGTAGAGGTTTGTTGGCGAACCATCAGCATTTACACCCGGACCTATACTAGGAGGCCCCGGAGCTAAAGGATTTACATAATTATAGTCTCCCGCACTAGGCGCAAGGATCACGTCCTGAGGCATATAATTATAAGGCCAGTTGGTATAATTTGACCACTGATTTCGCAAGTTTGCGTCGCTTCGCTGAAAGTAAAACATCCAGCTAATGACCATTCCCAATGAATCTATGTTAATCTTATTCTGTCCAGTTATGTTATAATAGGGTCTCTCGTAAACCTGCTTAAATAAATACTTCTGTTCGTTCTTGGCAAATACTTCAGATTCGTCGTTTGATAAAAAGCAATAAGTACAATTTAAATTAATATCCACGTTCCATTGTGTTCTTGTATCCACATAAGATAACGGACCAAGTATTTCATCTGGCGGTGTTTGAAGGAATCGATATGGCTGCATATAAAACTGATTAAAATTCGGCGCAACCACTGGAAACGAATTCGCGTAATCCATCACATCGCGTATAGTAAACCATTCGTTAAACGGTCGCAATGTAACGCTGATTTGAAGTTCGTTATATTGAAGCGCGACTAATGGAAAGGCCTGTGTAGTAACAAGATTAAACCACGCTCCAAGAGGGATATATAATGTGCGTCCGGGGATGGATGGTTGCGCGCCAGCCGGACTTGGATTATAAAAGGCACTTGGATATGCGTTTACTCGCGCACCATAATTTGCCGGATCATTTAGCTCTGCGGTTTGTCCGATCATTTCGTTAAATAATGCTAGCTTCTCCGCAGTAAAATCGCGCTGGGCGGAAGCTAAAATATATTGCCCCGAATATTCTTGTAATTTTTGATTACCACAATTAATAGTTATGCGACTAATAATTTGCGCGCCGATATTTTCTATCCATTGAAAATCGTATGGCGCCCAGTCAGTATAACCAGTTACCGCACCTGCCGAATCGAAAATCGGTTGAGGAGGCAAAATCGGGCTCCAAATTGTAGGGAGATTGATTGAGATGTAGCAGTCCATAAGAAGGTCAGCATACCTACGGACTTTGTATACAAATGTTGACTCTGTTGTAGGATTAATTATTGGAGTTCCTTCATAATCTAATCTAAAATTTTGCTTACCAAAGTTCGTGAATTTTTTATAAACTGCCTTCCAGAACGACTTGCTTGGATTTCCATTTAAAATTATATTCTGTTGCCCTTCGCTAACCAATTGCATTAATCCGCCTGCCATATTAAGTATATAATATGGCAATTTTTTAATTCTTTATTCGTTATAATATAATTTTACTATTTCTAATAAATCATCATTTTCTTCCTTTTCTATCCTGTTAATTTGCTTTTCAATTTCTTCTTTCAAAACATTTAATCGTGTATACAACATAGGATTTACCGATTTACCATTTTTATCCTTAAACTTATCTGGATTAAACCGAATATAAATAAATTTACCACCGTGCAACATAAATAAATCATCATAACGAATTTCTTCATCTTTTAAATCATAACGCTTATGTTGATTTTCATCTGTTTCAATACATAAAAGAGTGTTTCCAATTAAACATCTATGATCTATTCTTCTTCTATGAGTGCAATCACAATTTCCACTCCACAATGGTTTATCGTGTTGAAATCCACCAAAATTAACATTAATAAAATCTCTAACCGCAATTTCTTTTGTTTTCGAATTCATTTGTAAAGTTAGAGGATCAGTGGGAAATAAATTCTGATAGCAAGAAGCACAATAACCCTTGTATTTTGTATTTGCGGTTGTTCCTAAACAAAAATTCGCCTTGCATTTGTTATTTCTGACATCAACCATTCCTGTATTCTTATGCTGTAAACAATATAACCCTGTCTTCTCTCCATGATTATTAAAAATAGGTCTAGTTTTGCAATCAGGATACAAGCATGTTTTGCTCTTAATGTCGACCATCCCATCCTGCTTATGTGTAACACAGAATAAACCTATTTTTTCATTTTTTAAATTAAATGCTGACTGTTTGTCGCAATTAGGAAAAGCGCATTTTCTATTTTTAACGTCAACCATATCATTCAACTTGTGTTCAACACAATACAACCCTATTTTCTCATTTATATAATTAAAATTAGGTTGTATATCACAATTTGGAAAACTACACCTTTTATGTATTACATCTATCATTTCATTTAGTTTATGTTGAGAACAAAATATAGGATTTGTTTTTCCCTTGTAATTAAAGCTAGGTTTGCTTTTACACAAGTCATGTTGACATTTTTTATTAATAACATCAGTCATATTATCTAACTTATGCGATTTACAAAACCGCGGTTTTTTTTCATTTTCATAATTAAAAGAAGCTCTTATTTTACAATTTTTATGCTCACAGCATTTGTCCATAATATTTATCATAGTTTGCTCTTTGTGTTTTAGACAAAATTTTGCTTTTTTTTCGTTTTCATAATTAAACATAGCTCTTGTTTGACAATTAGGATGCGCGCAAAATTTATGTTTGTTTTTTACATCTATCATTTCAGATTCTTTGTGCTGAAAACAAAATGCAGGTTTGTTTTGGTCATCATAATTGTAACACGAAAATATTTTACAAGTGCCTTCTTGGCATAATTGACTAACTAAACTATACTGTTCCTTATGCTGTTTACATCTAATCGGCTTTCCAAAAAAATCACCATAACTTGCCTGTTTGCGACAGTTTTCAAATTCACACAATTTGGGCATTGTTTATAATATTATAAAATATTTTATTTAAATTATTTATCCTTAGTTTTAAAAGTGAGGATAAATTACTCCTAAATATTCCTGCACTATTTCTAAAACCCAAATTTAAATTAAAAAATAATATATTATATTAGATTAATGCCAAGCGTAGCAGAACAGTATTTAAGCAACATTACAAATTCCGATGAAGCTTTCCAGTCCTATATGATTATTGCGATTATTTTTATCATTCTTGTAATATTTATTGTATACATGATTTATCTTAGCAGATTAGAATCGAAAGAATGCGATTTTATGAATTCCTTGTATCCCAGCGTAAACGGAAACATTAGGCCTATTTCTGCGAATGATCCCGACTGTAGCGGTAACCTTTTTGATTACTATGTTAAAACCGCATATAATGCTTGTTCGGGCGGCTCTTATAAAAACGATTTCGTAAATATTTGTAATTTAAAGGCAGTAATTAAACAGGGTGTCAGGTGTTTAGACTTTGAAGTATACTCCGTTGACAATCAACCCGTCGTCGCTACTTCCACAGTCGATAGTTATTTCATTAAAGAGACATTTAATTCCGTTGATTTTAGCAGTGTAATGGAGACAATCCGTAGCTACGCATTTTCCGGAGGAACCGCACCGAATCCGACAGACCCTATCATTGTTCACTTAAGAATTAAGAGCAATAACCAGGAAATGTATTCTAATTTAGCAACTATTTTAAAATCGTATGATGATATCTTGCTTGGAATGGATTATAGTTTTGAAAATAGTGGTCATAATTTAGGAAGTGTTCCCTTAATAACATTTAGGAACAAGGTGATTATAGTCGTTGATAAAATAAACAACTCATTTTTACAGAATCAAGCGTTCCTAGAATACGTAAACATAACAAGTAACTCAATCTTTATGCGAAGTTATTCAAATTATGACATTGTAAATAACCCCGACACACAAGAATTAACTGACTATAACAAGACAGGCATGACAATTGTGTTCCCAGATGTGGGTATCGATCCCGCAAACCCAAGCGCAATGCTTGCTAGAACGTATGGATGTAATTTTGTCGCGATGCGTTATCAATTGGTCGACAACTTTTTAATGGAGAATGCCGAGTTTTTCGATAGATGCGGTTACGCG